GGGCCGAAACCGTAGCCGTACCAATTTCTGTGTTGTCGAGATACGCAGCGGTAGCGCTCGCCGGGGTGGCGTGGTTGAGCCTAAACGTACCTGCCCCTGGATCCGCGTCGGCGGTCGTGGTCGAGTAAGTCTGCCGGATGCCAACAGAGACGCCCGTGGGGCCAGTGACGCCCGTTACGCCCGTTACGCCCGTTACGCCCGTTACGCCCGTTACGCCCGTTACGCCGTTGGCACCAGTCGCGCCAGTGACGCCCGTTACGCCCGTTACGCCGGTCACGCCCGTCGGGCCGGTGGGGCCAGTAGCACCCGTGACGCCAGTCGCGCCAATGTCGCCAGCACGGGTGAACTCAATAGCAAAGTTGTTACCGTTGGTGAACGCGCCCGAGCCCGCGCCGCTGGCGAGCGTGAGCTTCCGGTAGCCGGTGCCATCAACGACGCTGCCGGTTACGTTCCATTGCGCCCAGATAAGTGGATCATTTTCCTTCTGCATCCGCAGAGTGCCGCGGACGGTATTGGTACTGTCGTCCCAGAGGTCGAAGATCCCTGAGACGGTAGCAGTGCCGATTTCCGTATTATCGAGATACGCGGCGGTAGCACTCGCCGGGGTGGCGTGATTAAGCCTGAACGTGCCCGCGCCCGGGTCCGCATCGGCGGTAGTGGTAGAGTAGGTCTGCCTGATGCCCACAGAGACACCTGTGGGGCCCGTTACACCGGTAACACCGGTGACGCCAGTCACGCCCGTGACGCCCGTGACGCCCGTGACGCCCACGCCAGTCACACCAGTGACGCCCGTAACGCCCGTAACGCCGTTGACACCGGTCGGGCCAGTTGGCCCTGTTGCGCCTGTGACGCCTGTGACGCCCGTGACACCGGTTGGGCCTGTCGGACCGGTTGCGCCGGTCACGCCGGTTGCGCCGATGTCACCGCTGCGGATGAACTGGAGGGCGAAGTTGTCGTTGTTAGTAAACGCACCAGAACCGACGCCACTGGCGAGGGTAAGCTTGCGATAGCCTGTGCCGTCGACCACAGAACCGGTCACATTCCACTGCGCCCAGACTAGCGCATCGGTTTCCTTCTGCACACGAAACACGCCCTTGATCGTGTTCGTGCTGTCGTCCCATAGATCGAAGATCGCGGACACGGTAGCCGTGCCGATTTCAGTGTTGTCGAGATATGCCGCCGTGGCACTGGCGGGAGTGGCGTTGTTGAGCCGGAAGAGTCCAGCGCCTGGGTCTGCATCAGCGGTAGTGGTCGAGTAGGTTTGCCGGATGCCGATGCTTACGCCGGTCACGCCCGGGCCGGTAGCGCCGGTCACGCCGGTCACGCCAGTAACGCCGTTGATGCCAGTCGGGCCAGTCGGGCCAGTGACGCCGGTCACACCCGTGACGCCGGTGACGCCGGTTACGCCGGTTACGCCAGCGCCGGTCACGCCGGTCACACCCGTGACGCCGGTTACGCCGGTCACGCCAGCGCCGGTAACACCTGTTACGCCAGTGACGCCGGTCGGGCCAGTTGGCCCTGTTGCGCCAGTGACGCCGGTCACACCGGTCACACCAGTGACGCCGGTCACGCCAGCGCCCGTAGCTCCCGTGGGGCCTGTAGCACCCGTAGCGCCCGTAGAGCCCGCCCCGGCAGCGCCGGTAGCACCCGTGGCCCCGGTTGCGCCCGTAACACCTGCGCCCGTCGCGCCCGTCGCGCCTGTATCGCCCGTCGCGCCCGTCGCGCCCGTAGCGCCTGTCTCGCCCACCGGCCCAGCGGGGCCGAGCGCACCTTCAGCGCCGCCGTAAACAATGATTTCCTCGTCGACCACAACGATCTCGAGGCCAGCATCGGTCGGTTGAACGATCTCGATGTCAGCATCGTCCACCGTGATCTCAACGGTGTCTTCGCTGGAGAGGACTTCGACGGTCATTTTAGTCCCTGGTAACGGGCTGCTTCACAAGTATCTTCCCGGCGAAAAAGAACACCGGGTCAGAGCCTTCAGTACGAAGGACGTCGAAAACCAGCTTGGCCACCGGGAGGTCGACGGTTTGAGCGGCGGTGATCAGCATCGTAAAAGCTCCCGCAGCACCGTTCGTAACCGTAAAGCCACCATCACTGGTGGTCAGCGTGAGGACCACCGCGGTGTCTTTCCGGTCACGGAACATCGCCTCGAATTCCCACCCGGTGATGTTCACCGCGGCTCCGGCGCTGTCCTTAACCAGGAAAGCCTTGCTGTATTGGGTACCTTGATAAATCGACATTAGCGCCACCCCCGCGGAAAGGACCAAGCCTGAGCGCCCTGCAAGAAGGTGTGCTGGCCGTCCACACGGGCGTGAGCCATGGCGTTCCTGAAGCGGCGCAAGTGATAAGTCGACATTCGGTCGTTGGCCCACGGTTTAGATATTTGGGACATCATGCGGCCGAGCGTGCCGTCGAGAAGCGACTCGCGGTACTGGTCGTAGACCCAAGTGGGGATGTGCGGGAAACCGTCGCTGTCCACAGGCTCACCGATGGTCAACTGCACCGTGGCGATGTACGTGTCAGCGGCCATCGGGTAGCACCTGAGGGTTACCTCGTGGGGTACTTTCATGACGGCGTTGATCGGGAGCGGCGTATCGTCGTCCGTAGTCACGTACAGAAGCCGGTGAATCTTGGCGTAGGTTTCCTCCGACTCGATGTCGTAGATCAAGCTGGTGGCAGTAACGGGGAAGGTGATCTCCTCCCGCCACACGCCCGAAACCTTGAAGAACTCGTCAGCAGCGGTGTAAATCTCTTGCTTAATGGCCTCGTCGCGAGCACCGGGGAGGCGCACGCGGAGGTCGTTCATCAGGCGCTCGAGCGCCGAGTCCTGGTCATCGTGTGACGTGCTGCGGAGCTGATTGAGCTCAATCAGGAACTTCTGGGTGTGCAGCTGGGCTTGGTCAGGGTCAGCCCACGGCTTGCCACCCTGCGAATACATACGCCCCAGGAGCCCGTGGTAGAGCGCCTGGTAGGCGTCAGCGTACTGGGCAGCTGTGAGCCAGTTGGCCGGATCAGCGTCTGTACCGTCAAGCTCGGCCAGTGCAAGGGCATCCAAACGGATCTGGTTGACTACGCCGAACAACTCGAACTCGATACCGGCGTCGCGGGCAAAAGGCACCAGCACGCGGACCGAGCTCATCAGGCGGGTCAGCGCCGTGACCGGGCCGTCGGCGGCCTCAGTGCGGGCTAGATCGAGGTAGGTGGTGTAGAGCTGAAAATGCTGGTTCGCCAGGTCTGGGTTCGACCACGGCTTGCCGGGCTGGGCATACAGCCGATACAGCGTGCCGTGCAGGATCGCCTGGTAGTTGGGCACCCACTGAGCACTGTCCAGCCAGGTATCGGGATCAGCATCGACGTTAGTCGGCGCGGTGACGCGGAGCGCCTCCCGGGCGAGCTCGTCGACCGTGTTGTAGAACTCAAGCTTGATGACCTCGTCAGTCGCGCCCTGAACCCGGGAGCGGAAGTTGTCGAGGAGGGCGAGGGTGGTAGCGTTGCTCATTAGACCCCCGCGCCAGTCAGCTGCTGAGTGAACTTAGTGATAAGCGCCACCGCGCGCTGGTCCTGAACATCTTCCTCGTCGGACAGCTGCACATGGCCAACGATGAAATAAATCACCGGCTGCTGGTAGCGCAGGTTGATGTCGACGGGGTCCGTCGGGGCGGCGCTGGTGTAGCTCGTGATGGACGTGCGTAGCTGCACGAAAAAGAGGTCAGGCCGAACGCGGACCATCTCACCGATGGCGAGGTTCAAACCGCCGACGATGTCATCGCTAGAGTAGCGATAAGGGACCGTGGTGTCCTGAAGTTGAAACCGGGCCGTGTCGATATAGTCTGCGACTGTGGTCAGCGCCATTATGCACCCCGGTTACCTCGGAAGGTAAGTGGGAGGGGGGCGCTAAACCCCCCTCCATTAGTCTTACGCCTTGGCGACGATGGCCTGCACGAGGGCAGTACCGTCAACCACCTTCCAGCCGTAGACCTGAAGGCCACGCAGGACGGTACCGAAGGTCATCTCCGAACGGAGGGTTTCGACCTTGGAAACCTGCGAAGCAAAGGTCAGGCCGTGAGCGTGGCCGCCGAAGATGGCGAACTCGCCCGCTGCCAGTCCACCAGCAGTGCCCGAGGGGAGCAGGTTGCTGACGTACAGGGTGAAGCGGTCGATCATGCCAACGCGGCCGTTCCGCAGCATCGAGACGCTGTCGCCGGACAGGTAAGCCTGCCGCAGCTCGGACATCTTGATGAGCGTGGCTGCCCAAGTCGGCATCACGATCCAGCGGCCCGTCTCCGGGATGTTCTGCTCATCGAGCGCCTGCCCGATACGCAGAATGACGTCGAGGATCTCGACTTCGCCGACGGCGGGGCTACGAGACACGACCGACAGCGGCGTGGTCGTCGCGCCGAGGTTGATCGCGGCGCTGATGGCACCGGCCGTGGTACCGCGGTTCGTTGAAGCCGCATCGCCGAGGATGTCCAAGAGGACAGCCGTGTCGATGACGATCTTCATCTGCTCGGCAGCATCGTCCGACCACATGGAGAGGTTGTTCAGATCGCTCTGGACCTCCATCACGTCGTCGAGGATGGTGTTGAAGTACTTCGCCTTGTCGATGACGAGCTCCAACACGTTGCCGCTCGGACGCTCGAGAGCGAGCGCGCCGTCAGCGCGGTAGTCGTTGATGGTGATCGTGGGCTTGGTACGAATCTTGACGGTGTCGCCCTGATTCTTGATCTCGCCCTCGTAGTCAGTGTTGGAGATGGCTGCGAGCACGGTCGAAGCATAGAACTTCTCCACGAGCTTGCCGGACCAGATCTCCGGGATAAAACCGGCTGCGTCGAGCGTATTGCCGGTGCCGCCAGCCGGATAGACCGACGGCGTAGTTGCGCCAGTTGCTACAGGAAACGTTGCCATTAGGGTGACCCCCAGTTGAGAAGACTTACTTGATGCGTCCGTCCCTCTCAGCCGCGAAGATCATCGCTTCTAAGCGATCCTTCTCTGCCTCTTTGCCGCGGTACTTGCCCGCAGACACATCGAGGTAGAACTGAGAAATCTGAGCGCGGTGGATGATTGGCTTCTCAGCGGGGGCAGTTGCCGCCGTTGACTTAGCTCTACCGGGAGCCGCGAAGGTTTCTAGCGGAACCTTTCCGGGGGCCACTGGGGCAGCCGGAGCTGGTTGCGGCGCTAGTCTCGCCGGGTCCACGGCAGCCTCTTCAGCGAGGAAGCCGTTGAAGAACGCCAGCACCCGAGGGGCGTCTTTCCGCTCGTAAGCGGCGTTCAGTAGTTCATGCCTTATAACACCAGAATAAGCATCTGGCAACTTCAACCAATCAATAAAATCTTGATTGGTGTTTAACTCCCCCCAAGTGGGGAGGCCGCGATCCAGGTCCGAGAAGAACCTAGCCTGAGCATCGGTGCTAACAACACCGTTGACATTGGACAGTTGTGCGTTCAGCTCGGCAAGCTGGGCACGCATCTCGAGGATCTCTTTACTGACAGTTTCCTTGGCTTTCTTGCCGACAACGTCAAGGAACTCAGTGCCGTACTCTTGCTCCTCTTGCGGAGTAAGGAACCGCTCGGACTGGGCGGCGGGGGCCGCCGGTTTCGGTGCTGCCTGAAGCGAGGCAACGGTCCGGTTCAAAGTTGTCACCTGCTCGCTCAGCTGGCGGAGTTGCCCCTGAGCGCGGTCGAACCGACCCTTCATCGAGTCATACTTGTGCTTCCAGGTGTCGTCTTCCCCCTGGGTAGACGGGGGCTGTGACACAGACTGATTACCTTGCGGGGTAACTTGCGTGGGCGGGGTCGCGGCGGTCGGTTCGGCTGGGGCAGCGGCTGCGGGCTCTGTGGTGGCAGGCTCGACCGGATCTTTCGCCCCATCCTTGGGTTCCTCCGCGGGTGGCTCTTTCGAATAAACCGCCTTATGAACATCCTCCGCGCGCTTGCCAGCGGCTTTCACAGCGGCCGGGATGCGGGCGTTCGGGTCAACGCGTAATTCGGCAGACATTAAGTACTCCTTATTGGGCTTCGGTTAGGATTCGACCCCCAACGAGATCACGATTGGTGCAGCCGCCAACGTCGCCGTGGTGGTGATCACCAAATACGCCCACAGGCCGGTTGCCCCGGCGGGTAGGCGGATGCTCTTGTTGTGGGTCTGCGTCTCGGCGATCTGGGTAGCGCCCACATCGGCGGGTTGCGCGATTGCCAGCGAGCCGAGATAAGACGCCCGGTCGCCAGCTGGTATGTCGAAAACCGCGTCGTCAGCGATGGCCGAGGGCGGAGTCACACTGTAAAAATGCAGTGTAAACACCGAAGCTACGGCGGTCGCATGCTCGATGCGGATCATGGAATTCTTGATAACGAACGAGTCGTCCGGGCCCGCTACGGGCGAGAACCGTTGGGCTGCACCGACGCACTCGCCGCCCGTGTGCGAAGTCGCAGCAGGCGTGAACGTCGCAGAAAGAATCTTACAAGCGGGCATCGGAGCCTCCAAAAGAGAAAGGAGGGCCGGGTGTTACCCCGGCCCTAGTTCGCGCCCACTACTGGACGCCGTAGAAGACCACCGTGTCCGCTGCCGTAAGACGGGCAAGGAACAGGCCGAACTTCGTCGCGGCAACCGCGGCGGTACCCAGGATGGTGACGCCAGAAGCGCCAGCCGTCAGGGTCTTTGCATCGCCCGCGTCGTTGTTCATGATGCCGAGCCAGAAGGTGTCCCCGACCTTGGGGTCTTTCAGGCCAGCCCAGATCGCCCCGCCGGTCGGCGTGGTGATGGCAACCGCAGCGCCACCATCAGCGATGGTGCAGATGCAGTTGACAGTCTCGGCGACAGTCAGAGTGTCCGCGGCGGTGTCAAGCACAGCCGTGGTCATTTCCCGGTCAAGCAAGCGCTCGACCGCCTCGTTGGTGCTCTTGTATACAGTCGTTGCAATTACAGACATGTCATTCTCCCAATAGTTAAGGTTTCACTTTGCTCAGGAGGTCGAGCAGGAGCATCAACCCCTGAGCACGGCCCTGTGCCTTTTGAAGCTCCGAAACTGGAGCCTGTAGCATTTCCGTCTTTTTCTCCTCGAAGTAGGCGGCAAGCTCTGCCAGAAACGCCTTCCATTCCTGGGGGGCGGCCCCGGCAAGAGTTGCCACCTTCTTCGGGAGATCAGACATTAGTCAGCCATCGTGCAGACGGTTGCCGACTGGACGTGACCCAGCACATGCCAATTGGTGCCGTTGCAGACGAACTTAAGCGTGTACGCGCCTGGCGTAACGAGCGTGAACACGTCGTTACTGTCGCCATCCGAATACACAGCCGTAGTCGCGTCAGCCTGAGTATCGTGGAACGTCACGTTACCGATGTAAAAACCGGCGGTCGGGACGAAGATGTGGTTCTGAGCATCAGCAGCAGCACCACCGTAAGAAAACTCGTACGTC